AGGCGTATCGGATGGTCAGATATTGCAATACAGCGCCTCGAACACACGCTTTGAGCCTGTAACCTTCCAGGGCGGCGCTGGTTATTTTGTTGGCGAGAACGGCACGACAGGCAACACAAGCACTGGCCTGGGCGATATATTCCGTGTCCATGAAGCTGCGCTTGATACAGCAACAACAATTCCATCCAACACTAATGCACTAGCTGCTGGGCCTCTTACGCTCAACGCTGCGCTGACAGTGAATGGCACAGTAACGGTGGTGTAAATGGCAAGTGAAATTATCGTAAATACAATCAAAGCCCCTACTACAGGGGCTAACGCAAACAAGGTGATTATTCCATCTGGGGTAACGCTGGATGCTAGTGCTGGAACGCTAACCTGTCCTACTGGTTTTGTTGTTAATACAGCTAGAGAATCTACTATTTCTGACGCCTCTACCACAGGTAGCTCTTTCAACACTATCTGGACGTTCAACTACACGCCTGTTCTTTCTAACAGCAAAGTGTTTTTTACGCACTGTTTGAACCTTAGAGGCTTTAACGGGGGCGGTCACGATGGTCGATTTCGATACAGAGTGTCGATAGCTGGAGTCACCGCTTTAGATGTAAATGATGCGGGTGGTTATGACTACGGAGGAAACGGTATCTGGCTTCGCGCGATTTACTCTGAAACCTTAGAATACACAAATACGAGTGGTTCATCATTTCAGTGGAGTCTTCAAGTTACAGCCCCAAACTCATCAGGAGTGAGGTTCAACGAGCCTTCTAGTGCATCACCAGTATCAACTTGTCTTATTCAGGAGATTGCACAATGACAACACTATACGTTGATAACATTGCGCCTAATCTCCAGAGCAAGATTAGTGCGCCTAACCTGACGTTGCCGACAGGCAGTGTGCTTCAGGTGGTAAACACAACAAACACCACCAATAACATCACTATCGACACCAGCACATTTACAGATACAGGCATCCAAGTCCAAATCACACCGTCTGCAACATCCTCCAAAGTTCTGTTGCTCGTCAATATTGGCGATATTTACAAAAACGGTAATAACACAGCAATAGCCACCAGAATAAATGCCAGCGATGGAAGTACAACATACGGTATTACAAGCCTTGCTGGTTATACTGGGGGTACTGGAACAATGGCTGTTGGAGGGGCAAGTGCCAGTTTTCTGTATAACCCATCAACTACCAGCCAAATTACTTACAAACTACAGTTTGCAAGCCCAAATGGCTCTGGAGGCGATGTGGGCATTAACATGAGGTGGAGTAGTAGTTACCCGCTTGTTTCTACCACTATGACAGCATTGGAGATAGCAGGATGAGCAGTATTCTCAAAGTAGACGCTATCCAAAATGCAAACGGTACTAGCGCAATTTCCATAGATTCTTCTGGCAATCTAACAGCATCGGGAAATCTGGATTTAACTGGGTACATCAAAAACAATAACCCCTGCTTCCTTGTTAAAGATAGTGCAACCTATACATCAGGTGTTTTGTTTTCTGGGTCTAGTAACCTTCGGATTCCCATAAATGTTGGCAACCACTTCGTAGGAAGCAATGGTACATTTACTGCCCCGTTTCAGGGAATTTATATGTTTCACGTTTTAACTATGGCTGTTGGAGGTGGCTTTGTTAGAGCATCATGTCGCCATAACAGTTTTACAACACAAGAGCATAGAACAGCTGATGCAAACTTAGGTAGTTATATGCAAGCATCTTCTTCAGTAATGGTAAACATGGCTCAAAACGACACCTTTAGTGTTATTTGGGGTGGTGGAACTATTGGTGGAAATCACAATGAAAAACAAATGATGGGCTATTTGATTGGCTAACAACAGGAGAAATCAATGACCGATATAGCAACAGCACTTAACAAACTTCAGGTCACTGAGTGGGTTCTTCGTGGAGAGCCAACGAGTGAAGCTGAGTTCAACGAAATGTTTCGCAAAGTCACTGGCGCAGATGCCAATGGCTCTGCAATAGAAAACGACAACCCATCTGATTGGGGCGTCACATGGGCACAAGTATCAGCCAAGAAGGATGAGCTTGTAGCCGCAGAACCTATGCGTCTGCTGCGCGAGGAACGTGACCGCCGCCTGTCTGAAGTCGATTGGTGGGCATCGAGCGACCTGACAATGACGGACGCGCAAACTGCGTACCGCCAGGCGTTGCGCGATGTGCCAGCTAATTACACCAGCCTCGATGATGTGGTCTGGCCTACAAAACCATAAGGGGGCTTAGATGACACGAGCAAGAGATATTGCAAACCTCGTTGATGCCAATGGGGACATCGTTGCGGGGGCATTAGATAACGTCCCTGCGGCAGACTTGGTGAATGACACTACGCCCCAGCTTGGTGGTGCGCTGGACGGACAGCTTAATGATATGTCTGCTGTGGGAAATGTTACTTTAGGGGCGTCTCCTAGCACCCCTAAACAAATTCGTTTTCTAGGTGATGATGCTCGTATTGAGTTTCTAAACAATACCGCAAGCTACAATCTAGGCACATCAGGTGGTGCGGCTATCCGTTTCCATCGTCCAAGTTCTGGTCACGAAGCGATTGCTTTTGAGACACACGACACTGGTGTCTCTCATGCAGAAAGGATGAGAATTAGCCCCGAAGGCTATGTCACGATGCCTTACACGCCGATTGTGGCTTTACAGGATAAAGGTACTGCTAGTGCGGCAACACAGGTAATCACAGGTTGGTCTGTCACGAGAAATAATGGAAATCATTTTAATAATTCAACGGGGTTATTCACTTGTCCTGTGGATGGATACTACGAGATAAATTTTTGCGCTCAATCCCAGTATGCAAGTGCTTACAACTGGATAGCAGTATTTCACAACGGGGGTGTAAGAGAAAACATTCACTGGAATCCAGACAACAACTCAGGACACTACAATCTTTCTTTAACACACGTTCTATTAGCGGCGGCTAATGACACGTTGGGCGTTGGTACACACAACGCGAATGGCGCTGGTGCGGGTCATTTAGCCGATTCCTGTGCCACAATTAAACTAATCGGTTAGGAGACAATAATGTCACAAACAATAAATATTACACTTACAGATACCCAAATTAAGGGGCTGGAGTATGCAGCATTGTCTCCCTCTGACTGGGTAGAAAATGCGGCTACAGAACGAGCAAGAGTTGCAAATGACGAGATTGTCCAAATCTATACTACAAAAGCATTAGATGAGGGCGTTCAAATTCCTACCACCCGTGAAGCAATTATTGCTGACGCATTTTCCCGTGGTTGGGTAAAAACTTTTACGGCTCGTCAGGAAGACATTCGGGCGGCGGCAGAAGCGGCTTTTAATGAAGCCCAGCCATCGTGAGGTGATTGATGAAAATGTCACAGCAACTAGAGCCTGAACTAAAGGTTCAGATGGAATTGGAGTCGCACGAAAAAGAGTGCGCCGTCCGCTATGAGCAGCTGCAAGGTTGGATAAAAGCCTTGGACAAACGTATGTGGCGTTTGGAGGCGCTTATAATGGGAAGCACCATACTGATTGTTGGCCTGGCATCAACGCTTATGGCCAGGATGGTTTGATACGATGATGGCCGTTCCAGCAGACTTTTTAATAATAGCTTTGTTGGCGGTAATAATTTTTATGTTGTCCAGGAAGTAGGATGATAGGACTGACAGAAAGACAAATAGGAGGGGGAGGCCAGCTTCTGCATAGAAAGGTGCAAGTATGTTGGCTGAATTGGCTGCTTTTAATGCGGCATTTGCTACCGTCAAAGCCACTGTTTCGGCAGGGGCTGATTTGTCCAGGTGCGTCAAGCAGATTGGCGCGATTGTTGGCGCAAAGTCTGACCTACAGGCAAGGGCAAACAAAAAGAAGAACGGTTTTTTGGCTAAGTTACGCGGCCAGGATTCCGATGATTTTGAAGAGTTTATGGCACTGGAAGTAATGATATGGGCGGGTCGTCCAGGACTTTGGCACGACTGGCAGCGGTTCCAGGCAGAAGCAAGAAAGGAGAGACAGCGGCAGCAAGAAGAGGCCAAGAGATTAAAAGAACAATGGATTGAGTATTTCTTTATAGGATTAGTGGTCTTGCTTATTTTAGGCGCACTGGTCGGATTCGTTGTTTACGTTAAGTTCTTGCAAGGGTCTACATAGCTATTGGAAGTCTCGGCACTGTCTATAGGGAGGACAGGCGAGTTAATAGCTTCAGCAGCACTAGAGCTGCTAGGACACCAGGCGACTGCCGTTGCTAACAGAAAATATGACTTACTGGTTGACTGTGGTAGCAAATTTATACGAGTCCAAGTCAAAGCGTCTTTTTCCACTGAGGCGCGTGGGCCTAATTACCAGTTTAAGACAGCGCATGGTCGGCATAGCAAGAAAACCTATGTCGATGGTCAAGTCGATATATTCGCGCTTGTTGCTGTTGATGAGCGGCGCTGCGTCTTTCTTCCGCAATGTGACATTACAACCGTTACCATTCGTTTACCTAAAACACGTTTTACAGACCGCGAAGAAGAAGCTCGTAGCTGGCGTTCAGCGATGGAGGTCTTCTAATGGCGTTTCTTAAAGAGCTGGCTTCTTACAACCTGGTTGGCCGCATAATGATGCTGGCTTCCACAATTATGTCCTGGAGAGCTGCGGAATGGTTTATGGCGCTGCCGCCTGATTCCCAGAACACACAGGCCGCTAGTTTCGTATCTGTTGTAATGGGAGTTTATACAGGAATTTTTGGAATCTGGATGTCGTCAGAGGGGCAGAAAAAATGACGCGAAAGCTCAACGAAGCCAGTGAATTTACAATACCCCTCAAGAATTTGCTGGGGCTTGTTGCGTTTACGGCTATCTCCGTGTGGGCATATTTCGGGATTATCGAGCGCCTGGCTTTTATCGAGCATGAACAAGATTTGATGTTGATTGAGATAGAAGAAAACGATGACTGGATTGATGAGTTTAAGCCACCAGCAGAAGTCCAGGACACAATAAAAAGAGTTCGTGAGCTAGAGCTTCAGCTGGCGATTATCAAAGAGAGGATGAAGCATTGATACAG